GAACAAGTCGGCGGGTCGCATTACGATGAACAACGCGGCGCTGGTCGGCAACACGGCGGTGTCGTTCACGCTGACTAACAGCCTGATTAGCGCCAACGACCTCATTATTTTGAACATTTCTGGCGGCGCGGTGGCCGACCCGACTGCGTACACCGCGTATGTCAGTAGCATGGGCACCGGCACGGCAATCATCACGCTGCGTAACCTAACGGCGACTTCGCAGTCGGAAGCGGTAGTCATTAACTTTGCGCTGCTGCACTGCGTGTAGTATGGGCAAGTCAGTATCACTTAGTGTAGGCCGAGGCGAAAAGCTGCCAGCCAGCAAAGGTGCTGGGCTGACGGCTAAAGGGCGGGAAAAGTACAACCGCGAAACCGGCAGCAACTTAAAAGCGCCGGCACCCAGTCCTAAGACGGAAGCGGACAAAGGGCGCAAAGCGTCCTTCTGTGCGCGGATGGGCGCTGTAGCGGCCAAGGCCAAAGATGGCGAACGCGCCAAAGCGTCGCTTAAAAGGTGGAAATGCCCATGAGCAAAGCTGGACTCTACGCAAACATCAACGCTAAACGCGACCGCATCAAAGCGGGCAGCGGCGAAAAGATGCGTAAACCTGGCGCTGAAGGAGCGCCCACTGCCAAGGCGTTCAAGCAGTCGGCCAAGACCGCCAAGAAAAAGTAAAGTAAGATGCCGCTTAAGAAATCGGGCAGCAAAGAAGCGTTCCGTGAGAACGTCAAAGCGGAAGTAAAAGCTGGCAAACCGCCCAAACAGGCGGTTGCCATCGCCTACGCAGTTAAACGCGACGCAGCAAAAAAGAAATGATATGGCCGACTACAACGCCGTAGAAGCGGTAGCTAATGGGGGCTCTAGGTCCGATAAGGACAGCGCCAATGTATTAGCGACGGCCCGTCATCGCATGACAATGGCGGTAGCGGCGTACTCCGAGTCACGCGAAGATGAGCTAGACGACCTGCGTTTTGCTGCCGGCTCGCCAGACAATCACTGGCAATGGCCGGCAGACGTACTGGCGACCCGAGGGTCGGTTCAAGGGCAAACCATCAATGCGCGCCCTTGTCTGACCATTAACAAGCTGCCGCAGCATGTAAAGCAGGTCACCAACGACCAAAGGCAGAACCGGCCCTCGGGAAAGGTCATACCCGCCGACGATAAAGCGGATGTTGAGGTTGCGGAGATATTTGACGGCATTGTCCGTCATATTGAGTACATCAGCGACGCCGATGTGGCTTACGACACCGCGTGCGAGAACCAGGTGACGTATGGCGAAGGCTACATCCGCCTGTTGACCGAGTATTGCGACGACGATACGTTCAATCAGGACATTAAGATTGGGCGCATCCGTAATTCGTTTTCGGTGTACATGGACCCGACCATTCAAGACCCTTGCGGGGCGGATGCGGAGTGGTGTTTCATCACCGAAGACCTGCTGCGCGACGAATATGAACGTCAATTTCCTGACGCGCAGCCGCTGTCAAGTTTAGAACAGCAAGGCGTTGGCGACCAGTCGCTAAGTCAGTGGATTAACGAGGATGTGGTCCGTATTGCGGAGTATTTTCATACCGAATACGAAAAAGCGACCCTACATCTGTACCCGAACAACATCACAGTGTTTGCGGATTCGTCTGACGCAAAGCAAATGAAAATGATGGGTATCAAACCCATCAAAACGCGCCTTGTGGACCGCCGCAAAATTAAATGGTGCCGCATCAACGGGTATGAAATCCTTGAAGAGCGCGAATGGGCGGGCAAGTGGATACCTGTCATTCGGGTTATTGGCAACGAATTTGAGGTTGATGGGCGCGTTTTTGTGTCCGGCATCGTCCGAAACGCCAAAGATGCCCAGCGCATGTACAACTACTGGGTCAGCCAAGAAGCCGAAATGCTTGCGTTGGCGCCAAAAGCGCCATTTATTGGTTACGGCGGGCAGTTTGAGGGCTATGAGAGCCAGTGGAAGACCGCCAACACGACCAACTGGCCGTATTTGGAGGTCAACCCCGACGTAACAGACGGTCAGGGCTCTGTTCTGCCGCTGCCAGCACGCGCGCAGCCCCCGATGGCGTCCAGCGGCTTGCTACAGGCCAAAGCCGGGGCTTCCGACGACATCAAATCAACCACGGGGCAGTATGACTCAAGCCTCGGCGCTACCAGCAACGAGCGGTCGGGTAGGGCCATTTTGGCTCGCGAAAAGCAGGGCGATACGGGCACCTACCACTACGTTGACAATCTGGCGCGCGCCATCCGCTATTGCACCCGACAGATAGTAGACCTGATACCAAAAATCTACGATACGCAGCGAATTGCGCGGATTATCGGGATTGATGGCGAAGCTAATTCGGCGAAGATTGACCCGATGCAACAGGAGCCTGTCCGCAAAATTGTGGACCAGATGGGCACTGTCATTGAAAAAGTCTACAACCCAGGGGTCGGCAAGTACGACGTCTGCGTGACGACTGGTCCGAGCTACATGACCAAACGGCAAGAAGCGATGGACGCCATGTCGCAGATTCTGCAAGGCAACCCGCAGCTGTGGGCGGTGGCTGGCGACCTGTTCATCAAGAACATGGACTGGCCGGGCGCGCAGGAGATGGCAAAACGGTTTGAAAAGACCATCGACCCGAAACTGTTGGCTGACAACGACAAGTCACCGGCGCTTCAACAGGCCGAGCAACAGATGCAGGCGATGGGGCAGGAAATGGAGCAGATGCACGCCATGCTGCAAGGCGTCGCGCAATCGATGGAAGCGCAAGACCTCAAAATTAAAGCCTACGACGCCGAAACGAAGCGAATTAGCGCCACAATGGCGGGCATGACGCCGGACCAGATTCAAGATGTAGTGCTGGGCACCATCCACGGTATGATGGAGTCCGGCGACCTGATGCCGCAAAACTCTGGACTGCCCGAGATGCCGGCGCAAGACATGATGGGCGAACAGCCTCCGATGTCGCCTGAGATGCCACCCGAAATGCCGATGCGGGAGCCCATGTGATGAAGGCTGCTGAGTTTGTAGGGTTGTTCTTTCTGGCGCGGGACGTGACGCACAGCGTGCATTTGAACACCCGCAGTTATGCCAAACACAAAGCATTGCAAAAGTTCTACGAAGGCATTGTGGACCTAGCGGATGGGTTTGCCGAAGCCTATCAAGGCCGACATGGGCTGATGGGGCCTATTTCGTTGCAATCCGCTAAAAAGACCAGCAACGTAGTGGAGTTTTTGCAGGACCAGTTAGCTGAAATTGAAATTGAGCGTTATACCGTCTGCACTAAATCAGACACGGCGCTTCAGAATTTGATTGATGGTATCGTGGAGCTATATCTGTCCACGCTGTACAAACTTAAATTCCTTTCGTGAGGTTTATATGGCTTTACCTTCCTACATTACCGCCACCGCCAATTTAAAGCGTAGTTTTGGTAAACTTAAAGGCATTTTCGTTAGCGCAGCGTCTGCCACGCCAACCATTACGATTTACGATTCTGCCGGAACAACCACAACCAAAACGCTAATTGGCGTGTTTACGCCGGTATCAGCAACTAATTATTTTTTTCCGGCGGACGGCATTCAGTTTAATGACGGGCTGTATATCGTTATTAGCGGAACTGTTGCCGCAACTGTTTTGTTTGAATAATCATTGCTAGTTTTACCCATATAGGGTAAAAACGCACAAACCGTACCGGTAAGGTTTACCGGGGGCTTTTAAGGAGCCAGAGATGAGTGGTGAAGAACTGTTAGCGGAAGTACCCGCGCCGGAACAGGTAGCGACGGCAGCTCCTGAACCCGATGTTTCAGCGCCGGAAGTTGGAGAGCAGGCAGAGCCCAAGACCTTCACACAAGAAGAACTTGACGCAATTGTCAGCAAACGGCTTGCAAGAGAACAGCGTAAGTGGGAAAGAACCCAGCAGCCAAAAGCGCCGGCACAACCGGTCGAACTGCCGCCAGCGGAACAGTTTGAAAGCGTAGAGGCGTATGCCGATGCGTTGGCTTTGCGTAAAGCAGAGCAACTGATTCAACAGCGGACGGTTCAGCAACAGCAAACTGAAGTTCTTGAGGCTTATCACGACCGCGAAGAAGAAGCGCGGGGCAAGTACGATGACTTTGAACAAGTTGCGTATAACCCGAATCTTCCAATTTCAAACGTGATGGCTGAAACGATTCATTCTTCGGACATTGGCCCCGATTTGGCTTATTACCTTGGGTCCAATCCAAAAGAAGCTGATCGTATTTCCCGGTTATCGCCGTATTTGCAAGCTAAAGAAATTGGCCGTTTGGAAGCCAAATTGGTTTCTGAGCCGGTAACAAAACGGGTAACTAACGCGCCGGAGCCTATTCAACCCGGTAAACCGCGAAGTGCTTCGGCACCGAGTTTTGATACCACTGACCCTCGGTCTATCAAAAGTATGACCGCATCGCAGTGGATTGAGGCAGAGCGGCAACGCCAGATGAAGAAGCTAGAAGCGCAAAGACTTCGCTAACTAGGAGATATCATGTCTAACTCAATCCTTACGATTGATATGATCACTCGGAAAGCTCTCGAAATTCTTGAGAACAACCTGGTGATTTCCCGCAACGTGAACCGTCAGTACGACGATTCCTTTGCCGTCGAGGGCGCCAAAATTGGCTCGACCCTTCGTATCCGTCTACCTGACCGCGCGCTTGTCACCGACGGCGCTGCCCTTCAGGTGCAGGACGACAATGAACAGTACACCACCCTAACTGTTGCGTCACAGAAGCACATTGGCGTGAATTTTACTTCTGCCGAACTCACCATGCAGTTGGATGATTTTGCCGAACGTGTGCTGAAACCCCGTGTTAGCCAGTTGGCTGCCTCGGTCGATGCCGATGTCGCAAATGCGTACAAAAACATCTTCCAGACGGTTGGCACCCCCGGCACCACCCCGTCTACTTCGCTTGTTTTGTTGCAGGCGCAGCAGAAGCTAAACGAATCCGCCGCTGGCATGGCCCCGCGCTATGCCACCGTCAATCCGGCTGCAAACGCTGGTTTGGTCGAAGGCATGAAAGGACTCTTTAACCCGGTCGATACCGTCAGCCGTCAGTTCAAGAACGGCATGATGGGGCAGGGCGTTCTGGGCCTTGACGAAATCAACATGTCGCAGTCCATCGTCCAGCACACCACCGGTAGCCGTTCTACCACCGACACTATTCTGGTGAACGGCGCGGTGAGCACGCAGGGCGCGTCTACCATCAACATTGATGGTGGCACGGGTTCAGCTACTATCGTTGCGGGCGACGTGTTTACGATTGCCGGCGTTTACGCCGTCAACCCGCAGACCCGTCAGTCCACCGGCTCGCTCCAGCAGTTTGTCTGCACCGCAACCGCCACCGCGTCCAGCGGCGCGTGGACCAGCGTGGCAATTTCGCCGGCTATTTACACCAGCACGAACGCTTTGGCTACCGTGGATTCGTTCCCGGCTGACAACGCCGCCGTGACTTTTGTTGGTTCTGCTTCAACCCAGTATCCGCAGAATTTGGTCTATCACAAAGATGCCATCACGTTGGCGACCGCCGACCTTCTGCTTCCGCAGGGCGTCGATATGGCTTCGCGCCAGGTCCACAACGGCATCAGCCTGCGTGTTGTCCGTCAGTACGACATCAACAACGACCGTATGCCTTGCCGTATTGACGTGCTGTATGGTTACTCCGCTATCCGGCCGCCGATGGCTTGCCGGTTGTGGGGCTAATTAGCAACTCTTTTTGAGGAATAAATATCATGGCACTACCTAATGGCGCTGGCGGTTACCAAGTTGGTGACGGCAATCTGACCGAAGTTCAACTCTGTACCCAAGCTACGCCGGCAACGGCGACGGTTACCGCGACTCTGACGACTGCTCAGGTTCTCAACGGTATCCTGTTGGGCACCCCAACCACCACGGCGGCGGCTTACACGCTGCCTTTGGCTACTGATTTGGACGCTGCCGTCCCCAGTGCCAAAGTCAACAGCAGCTTTGACTTTACCGTGGTCAACACCAACGGTTCTGGTTCGGGTGTGATTACCATCACGACCAATACCGGCTGGACCATCGGTTCCTCGGGCTCACTTGGCCTGATGACCGTAACCACCGCTGGCACTTCCCAGAGCTACCGCGCCGTGAAAACGGGCGACGGCGCTTGGGCGTTGTACCGAATCGCCTAAAAAGCGAATAGGAACGGGGCGGGCAACCGCCCCGTTTTCTTTATGCACATCTACCTTAGACACCCCAAACACGGCACCAAAGTCGCTATCGCGGACGCGGAAGCGGATGCGGATGAACGTAATGGATGGGTGCGATATACTCTTGGTGAGCCGGAAGTTCCGGTCAATGAATTAGAGGCTAAGCGCCGCCGCCGACCAGCCGCATAGGAGTTTCCGCCGTGCAGAGATATGTCAACTTTATAGCGTCCACGACTTCCACCAGTTCGACGCTAATGGTTCTTTCTAACGCCAACTGCACGGTTTATGTCGCCGGCACTTCTACAGCAGCCACGCTGTACAGCGACAATGGCATCACGCCGTTGGCCAACCCTTTTCTATCGTCTTCGACCGGCCAAGTAGCGTTCTATGCCGCTAACGGGACGTATGACCTTGTAGTGTCCAAGATTGGCTATCTTACTGTCACCATCAGCGCCATTGAACTTGATGACCTTATGGCACCATCAGGCAGCAACAGTGTTGGCTATCTGCCAGCCGGAACAGGCGCCGTTGCGACAACCGTTCAGACCAAATTGCGCGAAAGTGTGAGTGTTAAAGACTTTGGCGCGGTTGGGAATGGAGTGACGGATGACACGGCGGCGATTCAGCAAGCCTTTACAGCAGCAACGGCATTTGTCCCTAAAAAGACTGTTTTCTTTCCTGCTGGAATTTACGTCATCAATCCTTTAACACTGATCGACCCATTCGGGTGCAGCATCGACGGCGACGGGCAGAACGTGTCGATCATTAAACCCAGCGTGTTGAACACGGGGGTGGTCACTGCGTATCAACACATCACCTACAACACCGATTCCAATTTTACCGTTTCAAACATCCAGATAGATTTGACAAACGTCACTTTGACCGGCGTGTACCCATCTTTGCAACGGTCATACCACCTGCTGGCCTACAACTGCACTAACTGGTCAATTCGCAATTGTTCGTTTACCGGAATATCCAATAATCACATTGGCGTGTACGCGAACGGCGGCAACTATTGGGAGATTACAGACTGTTATTTTGAAAACCTTGTGCCGAGCATTCAGTATTCGCAAGCAATAAACATTCAGGAATACAGCGGCACGCATAGGGTGCTGAACAACGTCATGAACGGGACGGGATTATATTCTAACAGTGGCGACGGGCTAGTTTCACATAACGTTGCCTACAATATTTCGTTTGGCGCTGGCTTGGTTTTTGGCCCATTTGTTGATTGCAAAAACAACGTAATCACCAATAACCACTGCACCGGGGGCTTTGGCTCTCCCGATGTTAATGCAACGTACACCGCCGGCATTGAAAACTGGGGCGCTAATTCCGTAATCACTGGGAACTATTGCTCCAATAACAGCGGCTCTGGCATATCCCACGGCGGTTACCGAGGCGTTGTTTCCGGGAACATCTGCTTAAACAACGGCATTGGCGGGACGGCACTGAACGGAATTACTGTGTATTCTGTTTTAGCGCCAATTACGACCAGCGCATCCAACAGCGTGATTACTGGAAACCTGTGCTCGGACACGCAAGCCATAAAGACTCAAGCATATGGCTATCGCGAGGCAGGGGCTGGCACTATTGTTAATATGCTGGTGTACGGCAATTATTTTTACAACAACCTGACTGGCGACCAGCTTCTTGTTCAAACTGTGCCGCAAGTGTTGCGCAGTTCTAGCCCAGCGTGGATGGCTAACATGTCGGTTGGTGCCGCGACTCCAGTTACAAACGTCAATCTGTTATCTAATTCTTATCTCTCGCTAACCGGAACAGACGCCTCGGCCATGCGGATGATTGACCAGTTTCCAACTACGGCAACTGTAGGCAACCGCGGGCTTAACATTCAATTAATTACCGAAGCAGCGGTAACTTCCGCAACTTCTATCTT